CATATGCTTTTAGCACATCAAATACCATTCGCTTTGCCATCTCAATCGTAACCGGATTGAAATTTTCAAACAGCAAATAATGAATCTGGCATCCAATCTCGGGGTGAAAGGGTCGCTCGAAGTTTTTTGTGGATATAAGATTACGAATGCTAGCCTTTACAGCATTCTCATTCGTAACCTCGACCACATCCGCAGTCACGGGGTTTGACCCGAAACCTAAACTAATATCTGAGAAGATTCTTGTATTTCTTGTAGCCATATACTTATTTATGTGGTGAGGGTGTCGGGTGATGCCGTGATAATAGTTCCTTTAAAACAACCAGATGTAGAATCGCCTAGTCGAGCAACTCCTAATCCGTTAGCAAAATGCGTGCTTGAACAAGTAACAATTTTTCCGGTATGTCCACATGTTGCTTTTACAGTATCTCCCAACCTTGCCACAGGATATCCATTGACAAACGTATCACTTGAACCTGTAATAATAGTGGCAGTTACAGAGATAGGAGATGCGTGACATGTACAAATCCCCTTTAACTTATCTCCAAATCTCGCGACGTTCATACGGGCACACAAACAAACTTAGGTAGATTTGGCAAACGAGGAATATCATTTAATGCGGATTTGGCATCCGAAAATTGTTTCTTAAGATCTTTAATACCTCTTTGGTTCAGAAGATCGCGAATAAGTTCTTGAGGTTTGCCTGTTTTATTCAAAGCTGCAGCAGCTGCTAATCCTGCATTCTGAATCTTTACATCTGACGGTAATCCTGTAACCGCTTCATTTAGCGTATTACAGGCTGCGGTAGCCACAGAATTGACTGAATCTACAACTAAGTTTGTAATCGCATTCATCAAACTATTCATGTTTAAGAAGTTAGTGAAAATTGTGTTATACGCTAAATCTAGGTATCCATTTAACTCTGCGATGCCTGCCTCTGTCAAGTAGTTATATGTTTTAATAACATCCTGAGCTGTATTATATAAATCCTTAGATGCATTCATTACTGCTTTGTAAGCATCTTCTGCAGTATCTTTTAAATCATCATTCAAAAACGAATTGACAGTTGATAGTATAGAACACTGTTGACCAATCTCAGTAGCAGCTTCAATCATTAAAGCAGTTATTTGATCTGTTACAATAAAGACGTTTGAGGTTGAAAGATTGACACATAAATCTGACATGATATCTCCTATGCTAGATTGACAAATTTGTTTCTAGCGTAAACTTTATGATCTTTGAATGTTGCAAAGGGAAGAGGATGCTTTTGCCCCCCCTTGTCAAATGCAATATGTATCCAAGGATTTCTTGCACCTCCTCCATATTCTAGTAGAAGCTGTTTATATGGAATATTCTGTGCAATCCATTGTGCAATAGCAAAGTAATCAGATGGCTTTCTGGTTGTGAACTGTAGATCCGCTGCCATACCTGTGCCATGATCTGATGTGTTAGTGCGGCCTTCTTTATCCAATCTAAATGCATTGGTCACAATCATATCAGGGTACTTTTCCTTGATTTTATCAAGACAGTTAACTGCAAGGTTTTTAAGATTACATACGATCTGACTTCTACCTAAACCTCTTTGAGCAGTGACTTTTTCATGTACAACAACTGCTTGAGAAGATAACTGTCCCAATTTAAAGTATTTAGACAATTGCAATCCATCAGGAAATGTAGTCACACCTTGAAACTCCGAGCAATCACATTCCTGCGGTTCAATGTTGTTTTCTTGTATTGGACTTGCCTCTTCTGACTCAGCGGGGACTTCATTGGGGTTCACATTACCCGCTTGTACTTGTTGCTGAGCTATTTGCTCTGATCCAGGTTCTTCTGCATCAAGATCAAATGGCGTCAATACAGGTTCAGGTCTCTGTAATGGGTTGGGATCGGATGTTTGCACAGATAATCTTGATGGTGCACTACCCAAATCATTTGCCGAAACATTCTGTGCTACGCCGGTATTAACTTGGAAAGGATTTGCATCAATTCCTCCTGTAGACGCAATAGCAGTGAATGATCCCCCTGCATCTAAATTAACATCAGAAGATGCTTGAACTTTCATTGACCCTGATGTCTTGATCGATATATCTGAAGCATTTAAAGTATAAGTGCCTCCTACATTATGATTAAAGTCGCCAGCAACTTTCATATTTACTTCACCATTAAATGTTGCATTGGCATCACCCTGAACCACGATATCTGCTTTATTCTTAACTAATATCTGGGTGGCACCATCAATGGTTAGATTGTATGCCCCGCGAACGAAAAGATAGTTATTTCTTTCAAGTATCTCATAGTTATCTCCAACTACCTTACGAACCGATGTGCCGTTAACATCTATTTCAGTATAGGTTCCTGCTTTATGGTAAACGTGAATTCTTTCATGCCCGGGAGTGTTATCGTATTCAACCAAATGACCTGCTTCAGTTTGAAAGGTTTGATTATACGGATACTTTGCGCTATACGCTGCTGCGGGTTCATCCCAAGCACCATCGTTTGCAGTAGGAACATTAGTCCTTAAGGAATTGTTTCTTGCTTCGATCTGTGTCTTTTCTGTCGTACCAATAGCTAGTTTGTTAGTATCAGGAAGGTTTGCGTATTCCTTCAATGGGTACTTTTTATTAGGATCAATGAAAGGCGTATACTTAAACTTCTCAGGCGGATTAAGAGGTTTAGCAGGATTTACATTAGATGGAATCTGAGGTGAAGGTGCATTGGGTAGAGGAACGGTATCACCTACAGCAGATGCCCCCACATTATAGTATGTTTGACCCGTGACTCCATTTGCATCTTTACTATCACTTCCTTTTGCAAATGATATAGCCCCGCCTGCACCTAATAGATGTGATGTAGATAGTAATCCCGCAACTTTTCCTGCTGTGTCATTATCGCTGATAGCACCTTTTCGCTTCAAAACACCATAGTTAAATTTCAGATTCTGAAACATAATCTTTTCTTGAACCTGAGTTGACTTAAAGAAATCTGCTTTGGATTTCAATCCATCCTTTGCTGTCCAAGCTGAGGGATCATTTAATACTGAGTTAGATAACTTAGCCCCAACAGGTAGTTTGATATAACCTAGTGTGGCGAGAGCCGGTGATCCAAATTGATACTTACCAATATAACCTAATCTGTTTTCTGCAGTATAGTTTTGTCGTCCCCCCGCAACCGAACTAGATTCTTTAAACCCAATTGCATCCATCAGCTTTCGTATCTGAGGAATGGTTAATGGCGGCAGTGTTTCTGAGATAACAGGATCATCAGAGACTTCGGGTGTTGTTTGTATAGGTTGACCTGAACCATCATAAACTACTGACCCATCAGATGATCGCAGTACGTTGGGGCTAGTTTCTATTGATTGTTCTTGTGCAACATCCTCAGGTAAAGGATCGGGCATGCCTCCGATAGTACCCATAATAATGGGCTGTTGCATGTCGTCGCCATCCATGAAGAATCCTACACACCATGTACCTGTAACCAATCCTACAGGAGCAGAACCAATACCAGATACTGCTGCAGATGTAGTAGGTTGTAATGGGGTCGCCCACGGCAAATCTTCTGTAGGTGTAATTGAGATATTATCATCATGCACATTGATGATTCTCACGCGCACACGACCTAAACGCAGAGGATCATCACGATCTTCTACTATACCAATCCACCAATTAAAAGGCATCGGAAGCATATCAACCCTTATATTTTATAGAATCTTTAACGATCTCCATTATCATCATATGATTTCTAAAGTTAAACTTATGACGAATCGCGGATACGATGTATACTCCCGATAATACGGGGTCTAAACCAGACTCTGATGATTCATTTTTAACTGTTGAGTCAGGATAATTGAAGTTAATTTTAGCTCCGACATGCATATCTGTTCTGCCTGGAACGGTAATATTTATCTTAAAGTTGCTAATTTCGTTCAATCTAGAAACTCTCCTGCCAAAGATTTCAGGCATCTTGTCAATGAAGTTGTCTTTGACACCTGTAAATAACCTTGAGTTCAGAGGATAGAACTTCTTAAATGTATCTGAATTTACGGGAGTATCAGATGTAAACATGGGAACCGATTCTTCTCTTTCAGAGTGCGTAAACGTGTTGTAGTTAGCAACATGATCATATTGATACTTAATAAACTTCTTCTTGTATATGTCAAAGGTAGAAAGTGTACTACCAAAGTATCCTCTGTTATAATTCTCAAGATTGTCTACAAATTTAATAACTTCAAATTTTTCTGCAAGGAATAGCTTACTCATGATATCTTCTGTATTAAGTGTTCCTGGAGGGGCATAAAAATAATTACCCATCAGGACATCTGATTTCAGAAGGTTGTCTATACTACTAAATATGAACCCCCTACAAGATGTTTCCCAGAAAAGGTAATCAGCTGCATCGCTATCTTGTGCTATTGCCTTTGATGCTAGCCAATTCATAACCTTTGCAGGAGACCACCCAGGACTTAGAAACTTGATCTTATTCTTGGTGGGTTGCACACCTAAGGGTTGAGTTTTACTTTCGTCAATTGAAATAGAGTTATTAGCAAATGATATCAAAGCGGGAGACTCTAGATACTTTTGATATACTTCTCCTGCAACATCTGAGATGTATCCTGAGAATGGTTTGTAGATTGTAACCAGATTATCATTGATACTTTCTACAGAGCAAAAATTCAGAATGTAGGTTTGTGTACTTTTGTCGCGTTCGGTATTGATATCAGTTACAGAATAGACACGAAATATCTTTTCTATAGGAACACCTAAGGTGGGTGTCTCTACTTTGAATGCAAGATATTCATTGCCGATGATGGGGAGCTTTGCAATCAGATTTCTTGAATCTGAAAGCATAATTTGCCCGTGAAGAAAGTTAGCAAACATATCTTCAAACAGATTCATCTCAATGAGATAATCGTTCAGATCAACTACTGTTCCTTGACTAGAAACTAGTTTTAGGTAGTGTATCGATACCTGACCGGGAAACGATAGATTAGTCAAATTAGCCATTAACTAATCTCTCAAACTCATTTACGAAAGCAGATATGTACTGGTTCTTTAGAACACGAATTCTACGCTTGCTTTCGTTTATTTGCGACTCATATGCAATATTAGTAACTTCATATGCGTTTGGGTAGGCTAATTCGACAGTTTCAAGTGTTGGCAAAAATCCTGGAATATTATACACAGAATCTATAATTGCTTTTACATTCATCAATGTAGATGTGCTCGTATTTCCTGTTGATAGGTATACAGCAACATTAGACACATCTCTTTCTGTTATAAATCCAGTATCTCCCGTAACATCACCCTTAGGATAGTGTGTTAAAACATTAGAAGCCAGAAAATTTTTATATTCAACAAGCTCAGCACTACCCCCACTAATATTGCTTACACTGATTTCAAGAATTGATCGAGAAGTTTCAGGATATTTAAGCCAATAGAAAACGTTACCGTCAGTAACATACAAATTTGATGTATTTCTTGCAGAGGGAAGGGATGTAGAAGATTCCAAAACCGCGGGTACTAAGTTGGGGTAATTTAAAACAATTGGTTTTATGATGTGATTGTTAATATGGGAAATTGTGCGGGTGAAATCGCCGGAAGGTACGTTTATCTCATATCTTTGTGCGCCTAAGGCATCACCTCCCGTTATTAGAGGTAATGTTGTAGAATGAGTTATATCTGCACGAGGAATAGGGTATGTAAATTGAGGTGCACCTGCAGAATATAAGTAATCTATAAATGCTTGTTGATTTTCTGTTGTACCAATAAATCCGTTTGCTGCCATGCGAAATAAATCAACATAACTAACTTCCAGTGTTGTAGTAACTACTGTTTGAGTAGGATCAACTACAATATCACTTCCTTCAAATGCAACATAATGTTTAGTTGCATTGACATTTGCTGCACCATACTTGTTTGCGGTGTAGGTATACAGCTGTTCATCTGTTAGAGGCCAACCAAACCTAGGATCCAGGATATCATTGACTATAAGGATCACCCAATGATAATCAGTCGTATCATAGAATTTGTAAGATACTAGTTCAGGTGTCTCGCCATCTTGAATATCATAC